TTATCACCAACCGACCATTCTTCTTGAGGGTCAGACTTGCTTAATCTTGTTGCACCATTTCCTGCATCTCCACCTATACCTACATACATATTAGGTATAGACATTAAGTATTTAAAAGTTTTTTCAAATAACTCCTTATTACATAATCCCCAATGTATATCACCTAAATTTGTAAAATAAGCTACCTCATTATCACATCTAAATGTTACAACATGGTCTTTCAACTCATTAAATATTATTTGTTCCTTATCTTTAGCTATTTGAAACCCCTCCTATTTAATGTTTGCCCAAAGACAATCTTTAGGGTCTTTATCTTCCCTAAACCTTATAAAACGTGGATGTCTTAAAGATTTTGTTTTCTGATTAATTACATTCTGATATACAATCTCAATAGGAACATTATATAAATCTGTGTTCTTAATCATCTCTTGTGTATTGTCATTTATACCCTTCACAGTACATACATACTTTAGTTCTCCGTCTTTATATGCACCTAATTTTATACCTGCTACCCAATGATTATAGTATGTCTTTGTAACAGGTACCCCATTCTCCCAATATTTCCAACCACGCTCTGCGAGTTCTACTAAATCAAATTTTCCTGTATAATACTTATCAGGCTCTACGAACCCCATTATAACTAAATCCGCTGTTTTATGTTCTTTAAATTTTAACCAGTAACTACTTCTCTTAAATTCATAACTTGAATAAGCATCTTTTAATACAATCCCCTCACCACCGTTATCAATTACAGCACTATATAAATTGTTATATGTAGATACTTTCTTAAAAATAGGATTTTTAAAATAACTATCCTCATATAATGCCCAAAAACTTAAATCAATATTAAAAGGCTCTACCCTAATATTCAATGGAGCAGGAAAACTATCTAATTTCACATAAAGAGTGTTTAAAAACATTGCCCTCTCTAAAAGAGGAAATCTTGTTAAATCCTGTCCATCCCATTTTATTACATCAAATATGTTATAAATTAACTCGTAACCATCTTGCCACAAATCCAATGCTCTTTCAGGCGTTGAACCTAAAATATGTTGTACTTTAGAAGAATCAGATTTTTCATATTTCAATGTAAGTTCACCATCAAAAATAAAATCTTCATCACTGCCCAAAAGTTTATTTATATTAATACTACTTAAAAAAGGAAGTTTAGATGTATTATCCTCCTTCTCCCCTGTTACCTTACTATTACGACGACTATAAAAATAATTTTTACCACCATGACATAACATAATTGCTCTATGTCCATCTAACTTTTCTTGAGCAACAAAACGTCTGAATAATCCTATACTATTTTTTTCAAACTTTTCAAAATTACATTCTGTACAAAGCATAGGCTCTATATTAGGATTTATATTCATAATGCCCCACCTCTAACAGATTTAATACTACCCTTTCTAATGCTTTTAAATCACTATCATTTATAATTTTATAATCCCAAATACCCCAATCATCTAATTCAGTTTCACTGCCATTTTTACGCTGTTCCTCTGTCAATTTATTTTCATGATTAGGTCTTTCAACCCTAATTGTTACACAGTTATAATCTCTTTTATGACAATAATCTATAAGTTTTAATACTTCATTTTTATAACGTACATCAGGAATAGTTACTGCAAAATCTTGATAACCATACTCCATATTCCCACTTATCATATTATCTAAATCATATAAGAAATATTCAATCCAAATATCAGGATTATATTGTCTGCCACCATCACCAATCATTTGTAAAAGCTGCCTACCTCTTTCATCTTTCTTATTATCCCATCCAAAAGTATTCCTTGCAATACGCTTTACATTATCTGCAATGTGCATTGTCCACATATCTCCACATTTTAAATGTTTCATCAAAAGGTTAGATACAGTATCTTTTCCGCTTTCTGCTTTTCCACTTATTAAAAAAATAGTTTGCATTTAAAAACCTCCTTTAATAAATTATATCACAAAATGCTCAATTTGTCAATATAAAAATTTCACCAGTTAGTATTGTTTCATGATACTAACTGGTGAAAATCATTTAACTAACAATCCATCTATAATAAGAGTGTTAATGGAAGTGGATAACGCTTCTAAATTTTCCACTTTTTTGGACTGTCTTGATTGTACGTCACTAAAAATCATTCTTAATTCCGTACCACCATAATTAAAGGTTACAGCTTCAAAGACAATTACTTTATCGCCTTTTTTTATTTTTTCTATATCTTTCCAACCTTCTTGTGTATAAACCTGTAACCCATCAAACACTTCAATTTGTGTCCCATTCTTATAATTAGTAAATAAAGTATGAA